CCAGAGTATATGTCAGATGTTAGATTTACATATTTATATTAAGGATAAACTATGCCAACTCAAGGAGCTTCAATTACAGTACAAGGTGGCTTGGATTTAATTTCAAGTTCTCATGCTTTATTTAGAACTCCTGGAGCTGCTACAGTTTTACAAAATTTTGAATCCTCTACTACAGGAGGATATAGAAGAGTAAGTGGTTATGAAAAATTAGGAACATCAAGTGCTGTAATTCCTTCAGGATTAGCTACTGATACAGTTCATGGTATTACAGGATATGCTGGAGGTATAATTGTTGCTCAAGGCAATAATTTATATTTTAGTACATCAGGGAGTTCATATGTTCAAATTAATAAAGATACTTTTGTAACAGCTACTGGAACAGTTTCAATTACTTCAGGTTCTCCTACAGTAACAGGAACTAGTACTGTATTTACTTCTGAGTTTATTGTTGGAGATGATATTAAAATAGATGGAAATTTTTATAAAGTATTATCTATTACAAGTGATACTGTTTTAACATTAGATATAAATGCTAATACTGCTAGTACACAAAATGGATTAACTTATTTTAAAGGTGGTATAGCTTCAACTGATTTAGCTAGTGCTACTACAATATTAAGAACCAATCAAAGTAATGTTCAGTTTATAAATTTTGAGTCTCATGGTGAAAATGGTACAATATATTTTGTAGATGGTCAAAATAGAATAGGTGAATTTTTTATTGATGATAATAATAAATATCATTTTGAAGAAGTACATAGGTCTTCTCCAGAAAAATGTTCATTAATTGAAAGATATGCTGAAAGAATTGTAGTTTCAGGACAATCAACTAATCCTAGTTTAGTATATTATAGTACTAGATTAAAGCCTTATGATTTTGAAGGTGCTTCTGCAGGTTTTGTAGATGTTGGAGATATAGTAACAGGTATTAAGGTATTTAGAAATAGTTTAATTATATTTTGTAAAAATAGTATATATGAGTTGACAAACCTTGATTCTACACCTATAATCAAATCAGTAACAAAAAATATTGGTTGTATAAGTGGTAATTCAATTCAAGAGATAGGTGGAGATTTAATTTTCTTAGCACCTGATGGATTAAGAACAGTCGCTGGAACAGCTAGAATTGATGATGTTGAATTAAGTTCTATATCTAGAAAAATACTACCCTTAGTTAATAATATTATTAATAATTTTAGTAACTACACTATTTCTAGTATGGTAATAAGAGAACGAAGTCAATATAGATTATTTTATTATCAAAGTGGACAAGCAAGTTTAGGACAAAAAGGAATTATAGGAACATTTAAATATAGTTCTGAAGGTATTCCTGCTTTTGAATGGAGTGAAACAAAAGGTTTATCTGTAAAATTTTGTACTTCTACTATTAATAATGATGGAACAGAAGCTCTATTTCATATTGATGAAACAGGTTATGTGTATAAACATGATACTGGTAATAGTTTTGATGGTTCAAATGTTGAAGCAGAGTTTCAAACACCAGACATGGATTATGGTGATAATGGTTTAAGAAAAAGTTTATATAAAATAAAAGCAAATATTGAACCTGAAGGAACACAAAACGATTTAAATTTAAGAATTAGATATGATTTTGAAAGTAGTGAAGTTCCACAACCAGGAAACTTTGCAGTAGGAAATTTAAGTTCTCCTTCATTATTTGGTACAGCAACATTTGGTACAGGAAGATTTGGAGCAACAACATTACCAAGTAAAAGTGTAACAGTAACAGGAAGTGGTTTTTCTAATAACTTTAAATTTTTTAGTAATGATACAAATTCTCCATACTCAGTAAATGGAATGTTTGTTTCATTCATAGCAGGAGGAAGAAGATAAATTATGGCAGGATATACTAGACAGAGTTCATTAAATAATGGTGATATAATTACAGCAGCATTATTTAATAATGAATATAATCAATTATTAGCTGCTTTTAATGTAGCTTCAGGACATAAGCATGATGGAACAACAGCAGAAGGTCCAGTCATAGGATTAATTGGAGATGCAGGTCTTGCTACTCCTTTAAATAAAATTTTAATTGATACTACTAATGATGAAATAGGTTTTCATATTGATGTATCAGGAACTTCTACAGAACAATTTAAATTATTAGATGGTGCAATTGTACCTATAACAGATAATGATATTGACTTAGGTACAAGTTCTTTAGAATTTAAAGATGCTTTCTTTGATGGTACAGTTACTTTAGATGGTTTAGTAATTGGTTCAGCTACAAGTATTACAGATGTAGATACAGATTTAACTTCAGTATCAGCAAGTGATGATACATTAGCTAGTGCTAAAGCTATTAAAACTTATGTAGACGCACAAGTAACAGTACAAGATTTAGATTTTTCTGGTGATACTGGTGGTTCTCAAGCAGTTGATTTAGATTCACAATCATTAACATTAACTGGTGGAACTGGTATTGATACTACAGGTTCTGCACAGACTATGACATTTGCAATTGATTCAACAGTTGCAACATTAACAGGTTCACAAACTTTAACTAATAAAGTTTTAGATATAGATAATAATACATTATCAAATGTAGAAGTAGATAATTTAAAATCTGGAGTTTTAGATATAGATTTAACTTCAGTTTCTGCTTCAGATGATACATTAGCTTCTGCTAAAGCAATCAAAACATATGTTGACTCACAAGTAACAGCTCAAGATTTAGATTTTCAAGGTGATACAGGTGGTGCATTAAATATTGATTTAGATTCAGAAACTTTAACATTAGCTGGTGGTACTGGTATTGATTCTGTTGGTGCAGGTAATGGAGTTACTTTTAATATTGATTCTACTGTAACTACATTAACAGGTTCACAAACTCTTACAAATAAAACTTTAACTACTCCAGTAATTTCAACAATATCAAATACTGGAACTATAACTTTACCAACATCTACAGATACATTAGTAGGTAAAGCTACAACAGATACTCTTACAAATAAAACTTTAACATCAGCAGTATTGAATGATACTATTTCAGGTACTTCAATTAAAGATGAAGATAATATGTCTTCTGATTCTGCTAGTCATTTAGCCACACAACAATCTATTAAAGCTTATGTAGATACACAAGTAGCAACAGTTCCAACTGGAGATATTACTGAAGTTGTAGCTGGTACAGGTTTATCTGGTGGTGGTACAAGTGGAGCAGTAACTTTAACTGCAGATACTACAGCTTCAAGTACAACTACATTTACTAACAAAACTATTGATGCTAATGGTACTGGAAATAGTATTACAAACCTTGAAGTTGCAGATTTAGCTTCAGGTGTTCTTGATACAGATTTAACAAGTGTTTCTGCAAGTGATGATACTCTTGCTTCTGCTAAAGCAATTAAAACATATGTTGATAATAATGTTTCTAGTGTAACACCTTCAAGCACAACTACATTTACTAACAAAACTATTGATGTAGATGCTACTGGGAATTCAATTACTAATTTAGCTGATGCAAATATTAAAGCTGCAGCAGCTATAGATGCTACAAAAATTCATGATGGGTCAATATCTAATACAGAATTTGGATATTTAAATGGTGTTACTTCAGCTATTCAAACACAGATAGATAGTAAACAAGCAACTATTGATGCTTCTGCTAGATTAAATGCTAATCTAGTTGGTGATGGTTCAGTAGACAATACAGAATTTAGTTACATTAATGGTGTAACTTCTTCAGTACAAACTCAATTAGATGCAAAAGCAACTAATGGATTTAGTATAGCAATGGCAATCGCTTTGTAAGAGTGTTGACATATAAACAATAAACTAGTATAATTAGGATAAAACATGGCACAAAACTTTCGAAGATACACAAGCAACGATGTAGGAACATCAGCAGCAACTTTATTTACTGCAGACAGTTTTGATACAGTAGTTGGTATATCAGTTTCAAATGTAACTGGTTCATCAGTTATAGCATCTGTATATATCAATGATGGTTCAAACGATATTTATTTAATTAAGGATGCACCTATTCCTGCAGGTTCATCATTACAAGTATTAGATGGTGGAGCTAAATTTGTAGTTCAATCTGGAGATATTCTTAAAGTAATTTCAGATACAGCTTCATCTTTAGATGTTTGGGTATCAACAGTAGATGCAATAAGTTCATAGGAGAATAAATTTGGCTTACATAGGAAATACTCCAGCTGAAAAATATAGTGCTTTTCAGAAGCAAGACTTCACTACAAGTGCGACTACATCTTACACATTGGATAATCCAGTTGCTAATGCAAATGAGTTAGCATTATTTATTAACTTTGTTAGACAAGAACCTACAACTGCATATTCTGCATCTGGCACAAGTCTAACACTAACAAGTGCTACATCATCATCTGACGATATGTACTGTGTGTATTTAGGTAAAGCTGTTCAAACAGTAAATCCTCCAAATGCATCTGTTGGAAGTTCACAAGTTTCTGCTGATTTAATTACTGGTCAAACTGCTTTAGCATCTGAACCAGCTGATACTGATGAGTTTCTAGTAAGTGATGCTGGAACTTTAAAACGAATAGACTACTCACTTATCAAAGGTGGTGGAATTACAGTTGCAGATAGCTGGAGATTAACAGCAGATATAACAAATACAGATGCCGATATAACTGCAAATCTTGAAAGAGACGATACTGCTGGAGCTGGTTACATTGGTTCGGCTATGACAGTATCTTCTGGAATTTTTACTTTTCCATCAACTGGAGTTTATCAAATAGTAATGTATGCAAATTGGAACGTAACAAACGAAAATATATCTTTACTTCAAATGTTTACAACTATAAACAATTCTTCATATACTCAAAGAGCTGATATTAATGCATCAACTACTGGAGGTGCACATTATAAAAACAGTTCTGCCTCTGTTTTTTTTGATGTGACTGATACTTCGCAATGCAAACTTAAATTTGCAACTGACAGCATGAACTCCTCTTGTATTTTAAGAGGTTCAAGCACTAAAAACGAAACACATTTTACATTTGTAAGATTAGGAGATACATAAGATGGCAATATCAAAAATACCAAGTGCTGGATTTCAAGACAATGTTAAGTTCAGAAACATCATCATCAATGGTGACATGAGCATAGCACAAAGAAGCACATCTGAAATTAATGTATCTACTGGTTATAGAACTTGCGATAGATGGAGAATATCAAGAGGTGCTGGTCAAATTACAATGTCACAAGCAACAGATGCACCTACTGGTTCTGGTTTTGTAAAATCATTAAAATTTTTAGAGGCTAGTAGTGGTGCAAATCCAGGTGCTAGTGATGTTAATCTAATAACACAAAGAATTGAAGGTCAAAATTTACAATACTTATTAAAAGGTACATCATCTGCTAAAAGTTTAACTTTATCATTTTGGATAAAAGCATCAGTTACAGGAACATATATTGCTCATCTTACTGATGATGATAACTCAAGATTTATTTCAAAAGCATACACAGTAAGTTCTGCAAATACTTGGGAGTATAAAACAATTACCTTTCCACCAGATACTACTGGTGCATTTGCTAATGATAATGGTAGGTCTTTAGATGTAGAGTTATATTTTGGTGCTGGAAGTAATTTTACTTCTGGAACTTTAAACACTACTTGGAACTCTTATACTGCTGCTAACCAAGCAGTAGGTCAAGTTAATGCTCTTGCAAGTGCTAATGACTATGTACAATTTACTGGAGTACAATTAGAAGCTGGAGAAGTAGCATCTGATTTTGAGTTCTTGCCTGTTGATGTGAATTTACAGAGATGTCAAAGGTATTATTATCTTCATGTTTCTGGTTCACAAGATGTAGGAGTAGGTGGCTATTATATTTCTTCACAGATATTTTTTAATATTACATTTCCTAATACTATGAGAGCAGTACCTACAGTAGTTTATGTATCAGGAACAAATTATTACAAAATATCAAGAAACGGTGCTACAGATAATTTTAATGATATAGCTGGAGGTGGTGTAGCAAGTCTAAATGAAATTAACTTGTATAACAATAGTCAAGTTAGTGGAACTGCTGGTCATGCTGGTTATGTTAGGTCAAATAATGCAAGTGCAAGTATAGCATTAAATTCGGAGTTATAATTATGATTGATACAATTACAAAAAATTATTTAGATGGAGAGTTTGTAAGTTACCAAGTAACTTATGTAAATTCTAATATAGTTAAATCAGTACCTTTAGTTGAAGACAACACAGATTACCAAGCAATACAGGAATGGATAGCAGATGGTGGAACAGTAATAGATAATGGAGGTTCAGAGTAATGGCTTATCTTGGCAGAGGATTAGATAAAATATCAAACATAGAGGTACTAGATAATATTACCTTTGATGGTTCTAGTTCTTATTCTATTACA